GAAAATTCCGCGCGTAGCATCGGCGGAAAGGTGACCTTCATTTCCCACAAATGCCCCGAGGTAATGCGCGCCTCACGCTTACCGCTTTGCGACTTACTGACAATCACCGGCTGGTTTGAGGTTAAGGCCAGCGAGGCATAACCCGGACTGGTTGGAAAGGTACCTGACATACTTACCCCAAAATACCACAGTAAAGCGCCACTATTGCGCTATACTGTGGTGCTGTTAATAAATAAAAGGATGTTTTAAAAATGAAGATGTTTGCTGTAAGCGCAATACTGTTGCTACTCACCGGCTGCATGGCGAGTATGCCCAATCAGATTACCCCGGCCACCTCAAACTTTGATGGCTCGAAATCGCTCACAATGGCCCCTGCTTTTATTTATGAAAGCGCAGACACCTGGTCATATGCTCATTTTCAATTGGGCCTGTTCTGGTCTTCTAAATTCAAAGACTCTATTTTAATTAACGCCAAATTACCGAATGACATCCGCAACATTAACAGCCATGAAGGCCTGCAATTTAATGTTGATGGCAAGCTTACAAAACTAAGCACTGACGTTGTATATACACAATTCGATGCCGATATCGCCGGTGGCCGTGTATACACGGAATCGTCTAAACCGTTTTCTGTTTCAAAACAATTTATTCAAACGTTACTCGATGCAAAGTCAGTAAAAATAAAACTCATTACAAACAAGGGCGCATTAGTGGGTGACTTTAAGGCCGATAAACCCAGCGCTGCCATCCGTGGCTTTAAAGACTTTATGCAACAATTTAAGAAAGGCTAAGCCCCTCTTCATTTAATTTATCCATAAACAAATTCCACAGTTGCGGGAATGTCTCACGCTGTCGATCTTCGAAGCTTGCCGCATCCTGCGCCATAATCACCGGTGCGAAAGTAATACCACTACCGCCTATTGCGTTATTTCTTACTTTCTCACTGGTACCCGGATCTAATACCATCTCACCTTTTTGCAACAGGTAGGTGCCTTCACTGGGCACATTATCCAAACCACTGTGCGCCTGCCCCTTAAACGATTGCGATTTAATATTTTGCACCTGCACCATACCCGCTACTGATTGCGCAGCCGCCAACGGAATGTTTAAAGGGTAAGGAACGGATGCCATGGTTTTAGTAACGGCCTGATAAGTATTAATTAAGGCATTCGCAATGGCAGAGGCCTTGCCAATTTTAAATAGGCTTTTAGATTTAGCCGACATGAGCGTTGATAAGCTGCTCATCATGTCGCCAATCACCTGGACCTTTGCAGCCACCGCCTGTTTTGCTGTCTCTATTAATTCCTGCTGATAGGCCTGCTCACCCGCAACCGCCAGTGCATTGGCCATATTAATTTGCTCTAGTTCAGCGGCTTTAATTTCGGCCATGCGCGTGGCAGCTGCTTCCACTGCTGCTGAATTATCATCGCCACTTTGTTGCACCTGTATCGCGGCCACCTCTTCTGCAGCCTGCTTAACATCTTTTAAGGCACCCTTTGCGGCCTCTGCATTTTGCCCAACACTGGATATCATGTTTAACAAATTCGCCTGGCCATCGATGGCGGCCTGCTCAAAGTCACCGACCAAATGAGTTAAGAACTGAAAGGCTGCAGGCTGTTCAACGCCCAATAATTCATTTACATAACGAATAGGATTAATAATTGAATTTAACGCCTTGAGTGAAACTGTAGCAAAAGTGACAACGCCAAGTTTTATGACTTCCCAACCGATCTGCATATAGTCTAATGCGGTAATCACATAGCCGATGGCGGTGGTCGCAGAATCCATTGCACTATTTACAACTTCGCCCACACCACCGGCCTGCTTGGCATTTTCTAAAAACCAGTTGGCGGTGTATTCCAAATACGGCGCAAGCTTCACCGTTAACTGTGTCGCAATACCGGTAACAATCCCTTTAGTGCGAATCATCGACTGATTAGCCGCCTCCATTTGCGCGGCATCGATATTGCCAATGGCATTACCACTGGCAATGGCTTCATCACGCAATTGTTTCAAACCTTCCGCATTATTTTTAAGCAAGGGCAATAACAACGATGCATCACTGGCCAGCGACTCCATAATCTGAACTTTTTCAGACTGCGTACCCACCTCACCCAAAGCGTTCGCTACCTGCAGTAGTTGCTGGTCCGGTGATAGATTGGCCATGTGCTCAAGGTCTAAATTTAAACGCTCCAAAACCTCCTTGGCTTCACCACCACCATTAGCAAATGCATCACCAATTTTTTCAGATACATCCTTGAAAATATCGCCCATTTTATCGGCTTCGATATTGACCGTTTTGGCTGCATATTGCCACGCAGTCATTTCCTCAACCGAAGTACCCACCGCTTTGGAATACACACTGGCCTGGTGCGCCGCATCAGCACTCACTTTAATTAGCGCACCCAAGCCTGCAACACCCGCCAAACCCAATACCGCACTTTTTGCCGATAATACTTTTTTAGCAATTTTATCGATATCCGCCATCACCGGCGTGAACGCCTGCTTGGTTTTATTTTTTGCCGATATAACAATTTTATAGGTTTCGCCGCTCATGCCTTATCCAGTATTTCCATGACTTGCAAAAATAAATTGGGTTGCTCAAGTATGCCGCCACTAAATGGCAACAGATGATTTTTGTAATGCTGATACAGCCGTAAATAATTGCCGGTGTTATCAGTGATCATCGGTAAAAAACACGTTTTCGATTCAATGACACCCGGTATTTCAAACATAAAAAAACCGGCAGGACCATTTGAATCTGGTTGCTCGCCGGTTTCATCACAGTGATGATTAAACGTGCATTGCTTGCAGTTAAATTTTTCGCGATTGCGCTGTACTTCAACTGCAATTAGGAGTTTTTTATTTGCTCACCACCCACTTCTGAGCGAGAAATAATTTCACCCGCAAGCTCGGTTAAAATAGCGGGCGGGATTTTTTTAACATTCACAGGATTAAATTTCATTTTAATACCCTGCGCATCATTAAAGTTATCCCAACCAACCAGACCATGCTTTATCGCCAGGCGTAAACCATTGCCCGTGATGCGTGACTCACCATCACCCAGATCGGTTACCTCTGCCATAATCGACATGTAATGCACACCGCTTAATGGCTTTAACTTAAAACTAGTGGGCTCATCTGAATCTTTATCGATTTCAGGAATATAATCTTCAGCCGTTAAACCGGCGATTGCTGTTATTGACATGTTGTTACCTAATTATGTAAATGCAATTGATACTTCATCGTCACCCGATGATTCAGTCGCACCAAATGGGATTTCTAACGTGGTGACGCCATCTCGATCTGCCGGTGATACATCTTTAAAATACGTTACCGGCATAGTGACCTGGTAACGATTACCCGCAACACTGCCAATCACACCTGTATCGAGCGCCTGATTCGTGCCGCCGGTAAAAATACCCAGCCAATCTTTTGTGGCCACCAGGTTATCTTCTGGATCGAACGAACCATTTACATCACGCGCCGTTATCTGTACCGCACCATAGCCATCGGCGGCAGACATATCCGCTGGCGTGGCAATGGTGTTACTCAAATCAAAATTAAGCGCATTAATCACCGCACTGTATGAACCGATACTGAATGGCACATTAATTAATGCAGGCGGCACCGTAGTGTCATAACTTGGCGTAACCATTGCGGTATCCGTTTCGGCAGCCACATGCCCTGTCATGGTGAATGACGCCTTACCCAAACCACCGGTTTCAAATGCAAAGGAAACATTGCCACGGCAACCCGTGAGAATAATGCGTTTTCCGTCGCGGTACATATACAAGGTCACCGATTCATGTGCGGTTGATACCGGCGCATAAGTCACTGAGGTAGAGGCCACCACTGTTTCATCTAAACCACAGGCGCGGAATAATGCGCCCAGCTCAGGCGCGGTACCGGCAGCACCAGAACCTTTAATTTCAGCCGTAAACGTAAAATCAACTAATCGGCCCGCATACACTTGTTTTACCTTACCAATATTGGCACGCATAACTGGCCGGTCCACCATGCGCAAACCATTGTTTGCCCAACTTAACGCTTCCACCAATACAGCATCGGTGGCCGCTGGCGTGGAGTCTGTATTATAGGTTGATTCAACTTTCGCAAGGATGACTTCACGATTTTTCAGCATTTGCTTTATCCTCTGATTTTAATTTTTCTGCGCCCACTACTTTTCGGCCACCCTTGCGAGTCACCATAGCTTTCTTTGTGTGTTTCTTTACAACGGTATTTTTGTTAGCAGCCACATTAAGCACCTGGATTAGTTAAAGAGTGTCGATATTTAATTAAAAAATTCATGACCTGACGACCAATGACTTTATCGGCTTCACCAGAAAATTCAGGCTCACCATCTCCCACGGCCACGGTATCCAATATAAAATCTAAGCCCTGGGTGTAATCTGCTTTTAACGCAATATAAACCTCTTCACGTATTTGGTTTAACTGCGTATCGAAATCTGTATTTTTTTTCACATGCGCAATCACGCGCACATCTAATTGACGATCAACAAACGCCATGCTTTGCAACTCAACCGCATCTTCACCCTGTTCAAGCGTTAGTGCGGGTAATGCATTATTTGGATAAACACGACTGCGCTCAACATTGGTACCCGTCGTTGTTAAGTTTGCAATTTTTGCTAAAACAGCAACCATGATTGATTCTGCGCGATGCACTATGATTTATCCTGTAATGTTAACCGAGTGACACCTGTGCCATCTGGCTGCAATACTTCAATGGTATAATTCACGCTTTTTATAACAATCGCTGTGCCGGCAGTAACCACTGGTGATATCTCATCCAGTTCAGATGTAATACAAGTAAACACCGGAACCGAACCACTGACATCTAAAATCTCTGAATATTCATCACTAAAAATACCATTGATAGTACTTGCGCCAATAGTAGCGACTTCACCGTGTTCTGACGGATCAAAAAAACCCGCCAGATCATTAGCGTTTTCAACGGCCATTAGTCGTTATTACTTTGCTTTTCAAATAATGCATACGCTTCATCGCACTGCTCTTGCGTGACATCATTTTTGATAAAGCCTTTAATAACTTCTAAATTCGGCTTACCTGGTGCGATGTAATCCGTTTCTGAATCTACATCTAAACCTGCAATCACATTCACGATCTCATCAATCGTTACTTCACTAACTGATGATGATTTACCATCTACTGCTTCGAGGTCATCAGCAATACCTTTTGGTATTTCTCCATCAAAAGAAAAATTTTCACCTGCTTTAAACTGAATTGTATCTACAATTTTAAACACGCCTTTTTTATTAACTTGCTCTAGCAGATGCGAACGGCTTGCCGCTTGATCTTTTGTCAGCTTTACCTTTCCACTACACAAAACAACAACTGCCGTTGCCTGATATTTTTTCATTGCCATCATTCATTACCCATATAAAAAAAGGGCAGAATATCTGCCCTTTTTTATTTTTACTTACAAATGAATTACAACGTTATGAGAACGTTGTTAAACACGCACGCTGCCATAAGCCATAGCCCACATTACGAATTGCTTTTACGCCGTACTGATGCTTATTTTCTTTAAACTCAAGCTCAGAACCTTCCGCAATTGCATCAATTTGCACATCTTCCTCTTCCTGACGAATCAATGCTTTTGTTTCTGCATCAGTTCGGAATGTTGCAAATTTCGTTGTCCAGGAAGACAAGCGCGCATTCACCGCAAGCTCAACATTAAAACCACCCATTGAACCCAATGTGCGAATGTTATTGCTTCGACTTGTTGAGGCATCGACAATAATGTCACTACCTATCGCACCAGCTGCAGCATTCATAAATGACACAGGAACCATCACGCAAAAATTGCGTGCATTTTCATTCATAGGCTCACCCTGATCATCAACAAAACCTAAGATTTGCTGAATACTGCCCATAATTGCCGTTTCCATCTGGCCAGCAGTTGGCGCTGTCGCAGTACCTGCGCTTGCTCCAATATCATTGGATTGCGTGCCGCTATCGCCTTCTGAATGATCAGTATCAAAATAATACTGCCCGTCATAACAAACATTGCTTTCGCCATTAACAATTAATGCTGAAAGCAACTTAGCCCAATGACTATTGGTGCGTTGCGCAAACTCACGCACACGCGCCATCACCTGGCCTGTTTTATCACGACGAATTTCATCAACTAGCACTTCAATAGTGGCTTCGAATGTTTTGTTGGTAATGATTTGACCGTTTTCACGGAAACCTTTTGCGTTACGACCACCAATCCATTCACGCATTTGCGGAACCATACCTAGCCATTTATAGCTTTCTGATTCCTGATCGCTTTCGAAATAATTTGAGACACCCGGGATATAAGATTGCCCCATATCCTGATCAAGCATCGCGTAAAATTCGCCAATAATGGCGCGACTACCTAAACCTTTTGCACCCATGATAATAATCCCCTATTACGCAGCACGTGCGCTAGATTTAAAATGAACAATAACTTCAGTACCGCTGATATAACGCACAATAGTGCCGATCAAGGTATTGCTAGTCGTTGTTAGCGTGAACGCGTTGTCATCCGATGCATACACATCAGTACCGACATCACCCACACCTGTTACACCCGTTACGCTCAGCTTTACCTTACCTACTTCACGCACACGAACATTTACAGCCCCTGCAGCACCCGCTGAATTATCAGCCTGTGATTCGGCAAAACCCAAAAAAGGATCTGCTGCTACAAGTGGACGCGCATAACCTGAAGCATTATCACCTACGGCTGCACCTTCATAAATAATATCCGATGCCACTACAGGTAGTTCACCGATATCGCCTAACTCGTAATCACGAGCAGAATCATTTGCTAACGTCGTCATTATTTATCACCCCCAGATTTACCATGAATACGCGCATGACCCTTTGCGTTTCGTTTTTCAAACGCCAGGTATGCATCAAAATTATCATTAAATTCTGCACGCAAATCAGCAGAACGATCCCATTGCGACTGGCAACGATCTTCAACTGACATATGACTTACATCAGCGGCTTCATCGTCACCAGTTGATACGCTAAGACCATCAAGGTCGGCAGCGTCTGATTCGATGTCGCTTGCCACTTTATCCTTATTGGCTTTTTCAGCTTGTAACACTTTCGCCGCTGCTTCTGGCCCTGTTGTCACTCCATCAAACGCTAACGTCTGAACCAGCTCCTCATGACCTGCCATTGACATAGACATAACAGACTGTATGCGTTCACGCTCTGCAGTAGCACCTTCAGTTCGCCCAGATTCAGCGCCTTCTGCACGGAATGCCGCCGCAATATCCGAGTGATGTTCTGCAACATACTCTTGTGTAATATCAGTATTTACCGACATTTCTTTCACCTCTTCAGGTTGGTTTATAATAGTGTGTATTTCCAGAGCATCACCGGCACCGGCTTCCATTTTGCTATTTACCTTTTCTGGTGAACGCCCCATGGATAGGTTTTCAATTAATGCATCGAGCGTTGAAACACCGTCAACTAGTCCTGCATCAATAGCTTGCTGACCAATAAATAATCGTCCATCGGCCATGTCTTCAATAACAGTTTCTGTTGATACCCCTCTAAACAGCGCAACACGATCAACAAAAATAGAATAAAGGTAATCAACAGTTGCTTGAATATCAGCTCGCCCATCTTTTGATAACGGCTCATACTGAGTTGATACACGTTTATATTTACCTGCTGTAATTTCAGTTGTTTTTGTGCCTCGACTTTTTTCAGCCGCTGACACATCAACGTGTGTTGCGACAACACCAATTGAACCAACTGTAGTAGTAGCGCCTGAAATATAAATTTCATCGGCAGCCGAGCCAATTGCATACGCCGCTGAAGCCATTAACCCAGACGCAAATGCAACAATTGGTTTATTGCCACGCTTTGAATAGACTTCATCTGCCAAATCAAACGTGCCATCAACCGTGCCACCTGGGCTATCAATTTCGAGCACAATCGCTTTTACTGAATTATCATCTAATGCATGCTCAATTTGATTACCAAGTAGCTCAGTCGATACACCACCCGATATACGCGAGAAAAGATTCATACGTTTTGCAATGGCGCCAATGACAGGAATAACAGCTACACCATTAATCACTTCATAATCTTTAGTCTCGTTATTCAGCTCACGACCCAAACGCGCTTCAACACCAGCGATATCAATTTTTTCACCGCGCAGATGCGTTTCATAAATACCGCGAACTTCATACAGCATCGTGGGCGTCATCGCCCACGGCGAATTCATGATATCGATCAGTTTACTCATAGTTTTACCTCATAAAAAAAGCCTGCTAGTGCAGGCTCTTATTTATCCATATCATCTGGATTAGTATCTGGCGGCTTTACCGGCTCTTCTGTATTACTTTCAATTAAACCTGCTTTTACTCGAGCTGTATGCTCTTTAATACGTTGCCGGTGATTCTGGCTCCAATCACCGCCATTCATTTCAGCCGTTTCTTGAGCAACAGAACTAAATCCGCCATCAACACGAAGTTGCGCAGCTTGCACTTCAACCTTTTCCTGAATTTGGCCTTTGCCTGGTCCAATCCACATTGAGCCTAAATAAGCCTTTCGTACACGCGCATCTTCAATAAAGCCAGGTGCATATAGTCGACCAGCTGCAACAGCTTCATACAAAACCGCCTCATAAATAGGCTGGCAAAAGTAATCTGATAGCCACTTGCGACGTTTTTTAAAAAACTTCCATGCTTCCATAAACGCTGCACGACTCGCGCTGTAACTCGCCGTAAAATGCTTGATTAACAACTCAAATGGAATTTCAAGAGCTGAACCAACTTGACGAAGTATCGCCATTACAAATGGATCAAATGCAGTGTTAGGTCTCCCAGGGTTAGCTGTTTCAATGCTATCACCTTGACCAAGCCCGACAATTGCCCCATTGCCCATACTGTATTCTGGGTTTCCATCCTCATCCGTACCTGTTGCACCAAATGGCTCTTCACTGTCTGATTTAACAAACACTGTGAACATTCCAGAAATAACTGCCGCCATTAGTTCAGCATCGGTATAACGTCCAATCTGTTTTAACGACTCGATAACTGGCGCAAGATATGGAGCACCTCGACGCTGCCCAGGGCGACGCTGTTCAAACAAATGCAATATATTTCGGCGACCACTCTTAGATCCAAACGCCGGAACCTTTTTCCACTTACGATTTTTTTTACCCATTAAACCAGGGTGCGTTTGCAGAAAATGATATTGTGTTGGTGCACCGTATTCATCCAACTCAATACCACCGGCCAGCTTATCCGTATCACGTGCAAAGTTTTCATTCGTCACGCGATCAGCTTCTATTGCCTGCAGCTTTAACCCATAAGGTGAACCGTTACGCTTTATAAATGGCAACGCATAAAAAATATCACCATTCTCTAGCGTTGAGCGAAAAGCCAACTCCTGATGACCATAAAAATTTAATGTGCGGGCAGAATCACACTCTTGACTATCAGCCCATAAATTAAATTCACGCTCAGCGTTTCGTTCCCATGCGTCTTTTTCATCTTCACTTAAGCCAAGATAATCCGCATCAATTGTTGCATGGAGCTTAAGCCCAGTACCTACAACATTGGTAACAGCAGTATTAATTGCACCACAGGCTAATGGTGTATTGCGCGCAAGATCTCGTGATCGCTCACGCATTATCGCTAAATCTGGCAATAAATCTGAATCAGCATCACCACCACTTACATTCCAATTTTTAAACGCTTTGTTTTTACGCGACCCACCAGCATAGCCACCTGCCAACGCCATCATCATGCGCGATTGATATCGCTCACGCCCACGTACCGGATTAAAATAATTAACGATGCGATCTGCTAACGTTTCTTTTACCGCAATGGATTTACCAGCAACATTAATTGATGTCTTCATTATTTTGGCACACCACTGACGACACTTAATCCGCCACGAGACAAGTTTTGCACTCTCTTATTCCAACGATCAATTGCCGCTTCAACTTCACCAAGGTCCGCACGTGTTAGGGAGCGGCCAGCGATAGAATAGGACTGACCTGCCGCAATGCGATCTTCAGCAGCCAGCCACAATTCTAATTTTGCTTGCGCCTGTGCGAGTGTTATGCCTGCCATTAAAGTTCAACCCCTTTACTAATTACCCGATGCTTTCTTGGTTTACGTGTTACTGAAACCGCATCATTCTCAGCAAATAAATCTTGCTGCATTAACTTTCGTTTTAATGCTTCCCAATGCTGCTCAGTCATTAAGTTAATCTTTAATGATCGAGCCGCATGTAATGCATAGACCGTGCAATCCAATGCTTCATTCCTAACACCAGCCCTTACCTGCCAAATCAATTTGCCGCGTATCGATCTATGAGGGGCTTTAACTTCAGATGTGATTTGTTCATAGAAATCAGCACGGACACCTTCATACCAATGCATATGCCCTGGTCCACTACCTTGCAATGTAATTCGCCCACGCTCACCGATAATTAAATCTTTCGCTTTATGCGTACCAACTTGAAATACCTGCAATCCGTATTTAGCAGATTTATTATGCCGCTTCCCTTTTGTATCTATTTGTTTGGGCCGACTGAATATTTCACGATCAAATACACGATCAGATGAGCCCTTGACCGCCATAACATTACGTTTTTGATATTTACGCACCCAGGTATAAGCCTGGTCAGATGTTTGGCCATCAGAGGTATCAATAGATACCGCTTGAACAATTAAATTAAACCCTTTCGCATGCGGTATGGGTGTAAATAAAAACTTAGCCAGCTCTGTCCAAACAGGGTCCTTAACATCTGTGGTTGATGTTTTTGCTTGTAATTCACCCCAATAAATGAGCCAGCATTCTTCACCAGGGCCCCATGCCCAGATAGTCACCGCTAAACGATCATGCTGTATATCTACGCCAGCCGTTAAAACATACGCCCCATCAGGTACTGTTAACTCCGCATAATTCTCTGCACGCTGCTCGAGTTCTGATACTTCCGGTGCTGTACTTTCGTACTCGTATGGCTTGCCCAGTTTCTGATTAATAAACTTAATCATTTCTGACTGATCGCCCTGCTCAGACAGGTGCCGTGCGTTCAAATACTCACGCACTACTTCTGCCAATGAAGTACCAGGTACGCAAGCATATAATTCTGATAAGCCGGTAAAACCAGCTACACCATGGAAGTCCTGTGTTTGTACCCAACCAGCTAATGGATCACCAGCATTGAGTGCGTCATAAACAGTATTGCGTATATTGTTCTGCCGCTGATAATCATCCCATGGCGTCCCACAATGCGGACAAACATATACAGCAGTATCAGGCAAGGCGGCGCCATAAACTACATGATTAACGACGTTATCAGAATCTAACCAACTAACATGATCCCAATCTAAAACATGCTTTTCACCACACTCATGACAAGCTACAGGCAACACACGTTTATCAGATTGATCTATGCGCTTTTCTGTTTTAGATAAACCCTTAACTGCAGGTGTGCCACCAACAATTAATTTTTTATTTTCACCGCCCCGCTTTAACCGTTCCCAGGTTAACCCAATAGCGTCACCCTGACCTGATACGTTATCACTTGTATCATCCGGCTCTTCTACAATCCCTACACCAACAGAAGAGGTTGATTTGACATTGCCCGGTGAATTAGATCCGACTAGCTTTAAAAAACCACCTGGATAACTTTTATTATCCCAGCGATTACCTGCAGAACGTGAGGTCGTAACATCAATCAAGGCGCGCGCTAAAGGCGTTGCCTTAACTGCCGGCACAAGCTTTTCATCATGAAAGGCTTTACCATCTTTTTCTTTTGCAAACACACCCAATATAGGGCATGGCTCTGTATTAACTCGTTTAAATAAATACCCAATAATAAAATAAGTCCAGCCAATTTGTGCGGCTTTCATCAAGTCTATTTCATATGTATTTTTATCATCTAATGCAGCAGCAACACCGATAAAATATGGCGAATAATAAAAATCATATAAGCCGGCCTTACCTGTTTCTTCTGGCAAATAATACTCATTACTTAACCATTCATAAGTAGAAACATTATTCGGCGGCTTAAATCTATCAGCTGCCCTCACCAATAGCTTCGCCAAGTTTTTCTGCGTAGCTTTGTATTCGTTCGGCAGTAGCTCCAACAATTTCCGTTACCATTTCCCGGTCAATCACTATACGGTGCTCACCTTCTATTTTTTGTATCAGCTTTTCAGAACCTGATTTATATTCACGGTTCGAATAACCTGCCCAATCATTAAGTGCTATTTCAACTTCTGACGCTAAAACTAATTCACCAAGTTTTTTATTATATTCAAGACGGCCAAGTGCTGTTTTAACACCAGCCTCATCAATTTTTGCGCGTGCTAATGATTCTTGCTCAGAACCTCCACGGCCTGCCGCCTCATCTCTAATTTTTGCACAATATTTTTTTAACCAGGTAGCGTATGTTTCACCGAGCTCAAGAGTGCCAGACTTTACGTGCTTGGATACTGCCTGCTGTGATGCACCAACCAGCTCACCAAATGCAGTTTGTGTTGCTTGATCATTTAAATTCATATACTGAATGCACTAAGTCTACCTACCACCACAACCCCCTATAGACCCAGACATCTGCAAAAAAAACGCGGTTCGAATTACCCGCATGCAATACAGCCCAGAAGGACCCATTAAATATTTGAGAATAAAAACTATCGCGCTGTTGCCAATGCTTTCTTTAATGACTTATCAAACTCACGAGTCAACACAGTCTTAATTGTCTTCTGTGCTACACGTTGAAAGTCAAAACGCTTTCTATAATTTGGCGCGCCCGTTACAAATAAAAACAATAACGCTGGCTGCCCCTTGTGTAGTCGCGCCACATCCCATA